ATCGTCTTTTAAAATTTAAAAGATGCGGTTTAGATACGAGCCGTCAAACTTGGGTTTTTTTATAAAATATCCTTGGGTAAACCTAATATGTCCATAATTGTCTAGGTTTACTAGTATCTGAATATTTAATTACAAAAAAATGCGACCAAAATTCAAATTTAGAATATAATGCATATATAAAATCATTATATTCTAAATATGAATATTTAACTACAAAAGATCCATCGCATTGTGACAGTAAAAATATAGATGATATTGATAAATTGGAGAAATATCTGGAGAATTGTATTAGTCAAATAAAAAATATAAAAGAAGATTTTGTTTTTTATCACGTTATGGCTTCATTTTTAAACGATGATAATATGAAAAAAAAATACGATATATACACAAAATCGTTACAAATTGAATTCGAATATTTAACTGTAGAAATTCCCTCAATTTGTGAAAGTAAAAATAAACATATTAAGATAGTTATTTGATGTTAAAATTGAAATCAAATAACAATATTTAATAATTTTTTATTTATATGTAACAAAAATGTCTTGGCTAATTGCTTTTGAAATCATAGCAACAATAATAATTATATTGGCACTTGTTTTTATTTGCTGGTTACTCGCAAGTTGTTATTATCATACACTACAAAAACATTCTGGAAATATAGATGATGAAGAAATAATTTCATTAATACCCCATGTTCGTATTGATGAAAATGATCAATTACTTAATGTATAAAAAATGACGATTGAATAACTGCTTTATTTGATATATGATGAAGAATGTCATAATCAGGAATTGATTTAATTATTTTTTTTATATTTTCAAAATTCTTTACCAGATTTTACAATTTCTTTTGCGATTATTCTGTAAAAGTATTCATCTGTTTCTATGAATTCGTGTTCACTCAATTCATTCAATGTTTGAACAATTAGTTCATTATCTGTAACAGGTATTGTTATAGATGATTTATCGTCATTATCTATTTGTATAAACCATTCGTTTTCTTTTTTATACACTTTTATGATATGCATATTATCATTTCCTGGAAACAGTTCATATTTTCCAGATATGATTATTTCATCATATGTATCTATCTTCATGATATCATATTTCATACTATCAAATATATTTAATCTTCCAAGTAATATGTTATCCTCTTTGATTTTAAAATAAATTTCTTTTTCATCTTCCGACATACTATTCATAAATTCATCATATTTTTCGGTATATTCATCATAAAACTCATCTGAATCGTCTGAACTCATTTATTTAGTATCTTAATGTTTTTTTTTTAAATGTATTTAATATAATTATTAATTACATATTCAATATTCAATTATTTCCAACACGGGAAACATGAGCATTTGGAAGTTTGTATTATTGTTTTGGCTGACATGGTAACTATTACCAATAATTTACGTATCATTCCATTTAATATAACTCTTTTTTCTTTTTCCATATTTTTATAATATTCAGTTTCTTCCAACAAGTTAGTTATTAACAAATAGAATACATCTGGTAATTCATCGGCTTGAATGTGTAAATCTGCTCTTCGGTTATATACTTGAACCATTAAAATTACCATATCTGGTATGTCCGCTTCTGATATTTTACCATCTTTAATGATTTCTTTTATACAATCTTCCGATTGTTTTCTAAATGCGGGATCTTTCATAAACACTTCTACGATTTCTGTAATTGGATCTTTTGGAACCATAACAATATCTTCTTTTTTTTCTTCTATTTCTATATCTTTTGTATTCATTTAATATACGTTTATAAAAAAAAAAATATAAAAATAAACAAAAAATAATTAGATAAAAATTATTTAAAAATGTGGAAAAGGAGTGACTCTGAGTATCCACCACATTATAAGTGGTGGATTGAGTAACTCTGAGTAAAATAACAAAAAAAGATTGATATTATAAATCGTTATTTATTCATTTTTTTAATTATTTATTTCCAATCAAACACACAAATGGATAGAAAATTTCAATTAATAAATAATGGTAAGTCTCATGAGATTCAATTAAACAAAATAGAAAATTTGGATAATATTACTGTTATTGGTGATGAAAAAGGAGAAGAAATGAATGAACATTACAAAAGATTTACAGTTGAAGCTAAAGTTAAAGGCACTATGGTCATATGTGATTATCCTATAGATAATTACGTTGACAAAACAATCCATAAAAAACCTGGACTTGAAACATATAATGAATATTTAACTTGGATATCTAAGTTAGATCCAAAAAATACACAATGGATATATAGTATATTGGACGGAAAAACAGAACAAGATAAAATTATTTACAAAGATGATGTATTTGTTTTGATACCAAATTTTCACTGTAAATCTCTAAACGATATGAATAATTTTCATATTTTAGCTATTCCTCACGATAGATCTCTTCATTCAATAAGAGATTTGCGATCAACTGATGTTGTTCTTTTGGAATATATATTAGATAAAACGTATAAAATATTATGTAGCAAATGCAATATAAAGTCCAGTGATTTAAGAGTAGCATTTCATTATCGTCCATCAACATGGCATTTGCATATCCATTTTACATTATTGAAACAATATGATAAATCCAGTTGTATTGATTTTTCCCATAATGCTATTATGGTTATGGAAAATATTAGATTAAATTCTGAACATTATAAACAAATAAGAATGCCTGTATTAAACAATTACTGAGAAATTTACTACATTAATATATTTTTGCTCCATTATGGTTCGGCAGATCTATCCATTTTATCTGTCTCTTTTTTTGTGTGTTTTCATTAACCAGAAAAGCTTTACTCCAATGTGCTTCTACATAAATATGATATGTGTATGATTTGATTTTTACAGATTTCGACTTTTCTGCTATATAAAATGATCCTCCTTGTCCCCCAACTTGATTACATGCTTCTGAATATAATTTTTCTTGCCATGGCAATGCATCCAACCATTCATTTTTACCGTCTCCTTGTATAAATAATTTCATTTGATTATTGCGACATAATTATTGTTTTATTTATTTATAAATCAATAATCAATTTTTTAATTATAGTTTTGATAATAGATTAATATTTTCTTTCATAAGATTAATATATCTTCTTTCATTTTTTAGGCTTATTACACTAAAATTTTTTTTTATATTTGATATTTTTTGAAATATTTGGTTATAATATTCTATAAACATTTCATTTGATTTATCGATTGTTTTACTCCAATTATCCATTCTTTTTTTAGTATTAAGAACCATTTTATGACCATTATAGAATTCTTCCCGTATATTTTTTTCCCGTGATTTTGACCATTTTGGGTGATTTCTACATTTGATAGCATCAGAAATTCTTTCTCTTGTTTTTTCACCATAGTGTTTAAGAAATTTTTGTTCATGTTTTTTAAAAAAATCATCATAAATATGAAAATGATTATTGTATGTTTGTTCAAGTATTTCTTGAACTGATAACAATTTCCATCCTCTATTTGTAAGAATTTTTCCATAATCGCTTTTAAAATTTGAGTATAGTATATTATGATTTTCTGGATGATTTTCATTAAAATGGATATATTTTAGAAGTTGGGGCATTGCATTTAGAAATCTTAAACATACTTTTACCATTTTATTGGTATCCAAATAATTAGTATTTTCTTTTCCAAAGCATAATATATTCACATCTTTGACGCTTTGATTGATATGATAGTTATTGTTTTGAGTGTTGTTGAACGAGTTAGTAGCGTTAATTATCTGTTCACGTTTAATCTCCATTTCAGCATCCTTTGGTGTCAGTTTATTCACACAAGACTGACGCAAATGTCTCTTCAAACTATATAGTCTTGTAAACGTTAAACCGCATGATTTACAAAATAATTTTCGATTTTTGTTAATATTTTTATGAAAAATTATGCTCCTCTTTTTCTCTGTGTCAGTTGCGAGGATTTCGTGAAAGGTTTTATTGATTAACTTACCTTGATGTGACTTAGACGTATAATGTCGTTGCAAGTTATATCTATTATTGAAGAATCTATCGCATTTTCTACACTGATATGACATCGAAATATTTTTGCAACCTTATATATATTATTTCGATATTTTTCATTTGTACAGTTGAACCCTATGAAATGAGGATGTTTTTGACATATTGATTTGTAGCATATGGTGTATTTTTCACCTAAAAGTGCATGTACGTTTGCAGTGCATAGTGCACACAGGGTGCTTACGCAAAAAAGAGAAAATATTTGTATCCTTAGATGCTTTTGTGAAAAATGTAACACTCCTCAAAAAATCCATCCCCTAAAGAGGAATTTTACTTTTTTAAAATGTTCCTATGGTATATAAAAAAATCAAGTTTATATTATGTAAACTTGCTCTTTGAAAATAATGAGGAAAATAACGTTTTCGTCGCAGTATTTGTGCATATTGGATGATATATATAAAATCATATATATATTATTTGTACATATATGTGTCATAATATTCAATAGCGAAAAATGCAGTTTAAAAATACGTTGTCTCATATATAAAAAAAAAGTTAAAAAAAGCTTGTACAGTTCAAGCAAAAAATGAGGAGGATTTTAGGGTAGTTTATTAGGAGGTATAACTATATTTTTTACTGTATTTTTCATGTTCTCAGTGGTGCAAAGGACGTTTCTTAGGGGGAGAAATAGGTAAAACATCTCTTCTAAAAACACTGTTTTGGATTTTAATAGAAAAGTTTTGAAAACACAAAAAGTTTGCACACATTATTTTTAACATAATAAATTTGAATAATTAAATTTTAAATAATATTTTTAGTATATTGATATAATATATAGAATGGGTAATCTTTTTTCAGAGAAAGTCTATTTAGATTGTGATGGTTGTCAAACAAAAATTAAGCAAGGACATGCAATTTTCACAGATGGTGTTTATTGTAATAAATGTTGCAGTATATATCGCAGATGTCACATCTGTAGTGTTAGCTATACACAAAAAAAAAGATTTTGCTGTGAAATTTGTGAAAAATTACCTTTGTTGCAAAAAAAATATAATGGGGTAAAATCTTCTGATGTTAGATGTAGGATATGTACAATAAATAAATATGATCACTCTCGATCTTCATTAAGAATATGTGATAAATGTATTTCAAATATCGATAATCATATCAAATCATATGTAAACAAATTAAAAATAAATTCAGAAGAAAATGAATTTGTTTCTAAATTTTATGATGAGAAGAAAAAATATATTTTCAAACTGACTAAATATTGGGAACAAATTTTATCTCATAAAACGGCTTCTTACGGTTTGAAAGAAAAAATGGAATTTTGCGATGCTTTCGAGTATTAGGAAATAAGTACTAAAAATTGATTTATAACTACAATCAAACATTTCACAGGTTTTATTCATTGAAATATTATATTTCAAATAATATTTTACAGCACTAAATTTATAATCTTCTGTATGATGTTTAGGCATTATATTATAATTTAATATATTTAAAATTAACTCAATTATAATATAATAATGAGTGATTTAGAACAAGAAAATATTAAATTAAAATTAGAAATTAAAGAGGTTAAAAAAGAAAATGAAGAATTGAAACATAAACTAAAAAAATATTCCAACCCAGATAGAAATAAGAAATATTATAAAAATAACAAAAAAAAATGTATTAAAAAATCAAATGAACGATTAAAAAATTTACCGAAAGAAAAATTACAAGAATATAGAAAAAGGGCATACTTAAAAATGAAAGAAAATAAACTAAAAAATAATAATTAAATAATTATGCGTTTAAAGTATTTAAATATAAAATATATAGTAATTATATAGAATTGTTAAAAAGAAAAAACACAAAATAACTTTTAAGAAACCACCAGATAAATATAATTGTATAAAAGTTCCTTTTAGTAAAATTATTATTGGCGAAACTAAGAAAAATAAAATATTTGATTGTGTTGTTAGAACGAATAAAATTACTATCAAAACATATCAATTGTTGCGTTTATGGATATTAGATAAATACCATAAAAAAGACGAAATACCAATCATTACAGAAGATACAATCAAAATGGCTCAAAAATCTATTTTAGAAAAATCAGCAGGACCTAAACCAAAGGGAAATAATTTAACATTATTTAATGAGTTTCAAAAATTTCATAGTTTTACACTTGAAAATGGTGTTAATTTATCTCAAATTTTAGGTTATAACGCTACATCTATTATAACAGCAATTGAAAATAATATAAAAATGCATTTTTTTGATTATGTTAGAAGATTTATAAATTCATATTTTAAACATAAATACAAAGAAGAAATGAAAAATAAAGAATT